GCGAACATGTTCTCTTGGCGACAAAATCTGAAATTCTGGAGTCATAGTAATTCCTTTATATTAAATATAACCGTCATAGTATATCAAAAACCCAAGAATGTCAATATCATTCTTGGGTTTGATTCACAAAAACTTGCTCAATGGGCTAGAACCTTCAATTCGTTCCTTTGCCATATCAAAATATTCATCTGCTAATTCAATTCCGAGGAATGACCTATTCAATAGTTTTGCCGCAATTCCAGTAGTACCGGAACCCATAAACGGGTCTAACACAGTATCGCCTTCATTAGACCAAGATATGATGTGATCTTTTGCCAATTGTAATGGAAAAGGCGCAGGGTGATCTACTTTTCTTTCTGTGTCTATTGTCCAGATATTGTTTCTTTTGCCAAATTCTTTTGATACTATAGTTCTTTGATATTTTGAAGAACCATCAGTCTGAATGTTTGCATTTACTTTCATGACAGTTCCTGGTTTAGTTTTATTTTTTCTATCTAAAATAAGCTTTCCTCTTGTAGGCTTACCTTTTATGAATATAAACATATATTCAAAATTTTGTGCATACAACTTGTTAGACCCAAAACATCCGCTTCCTATTTTTTCCCAAATCATAGTTTCGAGCTTGAAACCACATTCCACTGCCCACAATGCCTGCTTAAATGAAGAACCAGTCTCGCCCCCATCTATAGTCGCATCATTAACAACCCACACCACCACACCACCATCAGAAGTTACCCGATATAAATCTTTGATTATCGATTTCCAAGATTCTTCACACCATGAAGATATATTACCCAAATAGTCTTTTAAATTGTCGTATGGTGGGCTCGTAACTGTCAAATCAACGCAGCCATCTTTAAAATCCCTAAGTTTATCTACACAACTACCTTTAAATAATTTTATCACATATCTCTCCTATCAATTTTTCCACAATCTCAAAATTACGGTGTTGATATTTGTTCCACTTTCACTAAAAGATCCTACAGGCAAAGAACTCCATCGCAAATGTTCCCAACTAACATCGTTTTTTTCAGCCCATTCTTTAGTAATCTTATTATGATCATATCTTGCTGTCACTGGCAAAATTGAAACCAATCTGCCACTGGGCTTCAACCACTTTAACGCGGTTTCGATATGTTGCAAGTAGTGCATTCCATAGAACGGTGGATTCATCACAACACCATCAAACATGGCCGTAGAAGGCTGGTCTAGGAAATTGCCGATAGTCACCTTATGGCCCTTTGCACGGGCTTCGGCAGCCCTCGTTGGGTCATATTCCACACCCCAAGTCTTGTATCCATCTTTTACTAACGCATCCATAATGCGACCACACCCACAAGAAGGCTCCAAAATAAGACCATCTTTAGCAACACCAAAATCGTAAATCAGTTGGCTAACTACTGATACTGGTGTTGGGTAATATTGCAAATCTTTAGATACAGCAGTAGATTTACGCTTTTCGCTTTGTTGTTCCGCCGCATCTGGTAATGTATCGCCATAATATTCGCCCAATGCGCGATTGACATCTAATAGTGTATATTTGTCAAAAATCACATGACAGTTTGAATTTTTAAACCGCTTTAATGTGATGCCATCATTTTCAGTTGGTGTTTTCAAAGATTTGTAAATCCATTCACTCAACTCGACATATTCAATGTGTGCTTTAAGTTGATATGAACGAATAGCATTAATAAGATCGTTGAGTTTTTCACGACCATACCCATACGAAGACAAGTTGCTAATGATTACTCTTTTTGGCAATCCTTCAACGCCAATTTTAACTTTACTATGTGACCTGTATGCAGGGTCCAAATCACAAAATACTTCCGCAAGACCCCTAAGAATATTTCCTCTTGGGTCTTTAATATAATCCCCAAATTCATTTCTGATATTTTGAATAGTAAATGATGGTGGGTCTTGAAGCATCTTGTCGATTCTCGCCTTGTCTTTGGCCGTAGCAAGACTAACAATCCATTGGTCATATACCCGTCTCCACGCAGAACACAATAAAACATGTTCAAGTGTTCTCATAGAAGGGTCTGGTCTTCCAGAACGCCCCCAAACATCTCCACCATAAGAACCACCAATACTAACATTCATTAGTATATCTTGTACCGATTGCGCCAATGCATTTTTACTTTCTACTAACGTATCACGCTTCTTTTCATATTCAATTACCCATTCAGAAGGCATTGGTTTTTTTGCAGGTAGATTCATTTCATTTCACCTTTTTGGGACGGTTAATGTAAGTACATTTCTTTTCGCCGTTAGAACTTGTCCAATGCGATTTTACCATCGCAACAAGACTAATTTTTTCACCAGTTGCACAATCAAGGGGCTTGGAACCTTTGTAAACAACTGGGTTGCCTTCAGAATCACGAAGCATATTGGTGTATTCCGGACCGTACATACCAACATTAGAAAATACCGCAATCAAAGTAAGATCAAATGCGCAACGCTTTCCCAAATCACCTACATGGGAAATGGTCTTGTCAAATTCAAAGGTTTGATCTTTTGCAATCTCTGCACCAGCCTTAATTTGGCCTTTTGTTCCTTCAATTGTGTATACTTCACCATCACAGTATACCCACAAATTGTACACTTTGGAACCTTGTGTTTCTTCAGTCAGTTCGAAAGGAAGATATTCGCCGCCCCGAAACAAACGATCTGTGTGTTCACACAGATATCCGTCATATGGCGCATGAGCACGACCGTTACGATCAATTGTGCAGTCAGGATAGTACTCGCGGATAACATCAACAACTGCACGGGGAGTCTTGGCCTCCATCGCGGTCTGAATCGCGGCGATATTAGTTGCAAAGTACATGTCGTATCTCCTAACTGCGTTACCTTATGAAAGTAATTTAGGCCAGAATCCTTGCAGTGTCAATAGAAAAAAAGAATATTGTCAAAAAATCACACGACCTTATGACAATATTCTTGGTTCTGAAGGCTCACTTTTTCTTTTCTGCGCAAAGCTTTTTTGCTTTTTCCATGCGAACCAGCCCCTGCACCTTGACGATGAATAAGAGATACGACGAACTCGTTTCTCTCTTTCGGTTTATCTTTTTTGTGTTTTCGTTTCATGTCTTTTCTCCTGTATGACAATATTATTTATATGTTGCTGGAATTACTTCTTTCCATTTTAGTTTGCGGTCAATAGATCCTACCATAGCATGATTTTCATATTCATTGGCGGCGTAAATCATAGCAGACCTGATCATATTTTTTTCTTGTAGCTTTTCAGTTGAGTATAGCTTTGCTTCTTCAAGTGTGTCAAATGTCATACTCACCCTTGAAGAAGTCGCTGGTTGAAAAAATACTACATTATATCTAACAGCATTATCACGAATTTTTTGTTCGTGTTGATCCATCGGTTTCATTTCGCCTTTTTTGGCCATATCATCATTCCATAAATTGATTCAGTGGATTTGCATTTTCGATTCGTTCTTTTGCTATCTTAAAGTATTTTTCATCAAGTTCAATACCAATAAAGCTGCGATTTGTGTTTTTACAGGCCACACCAGTTGTACCAGAACCCATGGTAAAGTCAAGTACCGTTTCGCCTTCATTTGTGTATGTGCTAATAAGATATTCCATCAAATCAACAGGCTTTTGGGTGGGGTGTAGCGGTTTATGTTCTGAACCATATTTCAATACTGAACATGGATAATTGGAAACTGTTTGGCTATATCCTTTAATTACACCATTTTCACGCTGGAAACCATGCGGGTCATCAATCTTTTTTCTTTGTATATGTACATCTACTTCGATTGTTCCTTGTGGATTGTATGGCATTCTTTTTTTTGTTTGTGCCTTATGACCAACAACACCATTCGAAAAAACGCATATGTCTTCGTGCTTTTTTAAAGGCGAATTTGGAGCCTGTTGAAAATTACCAGCTTTTGTTTTTTCCCACACCCAACAATATTTAAAATCACGCGCATTACTTGATATAAGAATACTTGTGAATGGCTGTGTAGAAAATAACACAATAGCACCATAAGGTTTAATAACCCTGTTCAGTTCTATCCACATAGGTTCTAAAGGTATGATTGAGTCCCAAGATAGACTAGTTGTGCCATATGGAATATCGGTAATTATTGCATCAACACTACCATCAGGGATGCTTTTCATCATTTCAAGGCAATCGCCTTGCATCAAGTTTATCATATTATTACTCCATAAATTGATTCAGTGGGTTTGCATTTTCGATTCGTTCTTTAGCTATCTTAAAGTATTTTTCGTCAAGTTCAATACCAATAAAACTGCGATTCAAGTTTTTTGCAGCTACACCAGTTGTGCCGCTGCCCATCGTGAAGTCAAGTACGGTTTCACCTTCGTTGGAATATGTGTTAATCAGATATTCCATCAGCGCGACGGGTTTTTGGGTGGGGTGTATGCGCCCGACTGTTCCCCGCTCATCTGCCGATATGTGGATCAAATTTCTAGGGTAACGCATACCGTCAGCGCAAATTGTTGTTGATTTTACTTGTGCGCCATAATTTTCTGATTCTCTCGAACCAGTAGCAACGTAAGGCTTTCCCTGTGTCATTTGCGGGTTGTAATGCACCTGATCGCGATAAAAAACAATTACATCTTCTGTTTGCCTTAGAGGCTGTTTTTTAGCATTTAGGTGGCCCGTTGGCCTATTAACCTTATCCCAAACCCAGCAATACTTAAACATCTTGACGTTGCTCATAATCAACGCTGACGTGAACGGCTGCGAAGCCGTCATTACAATTGCCCCGTTGGGTTTCACGATCCGCTTTAGTTGCGCCCACATTGGCTCAAACGGTATAACAGTATCCCATTTGCAGGCGGTGGTTCCATACGGCTACGGAGGGTCTACGAGGACCATATCCACCGACGCGGCGGGGATATGTTTCATCACGTCAAGGCAATCGCCCTGACGCAAATCTGACCCTCGTAAACCCAAGACTCCTTCTTGGCTCATGTTAAATAGTCCTTCATATTTTCTTTAACTGCGTCCCATTCTTTCTGGGTCATGTCGCATTTTGCACGGTTTTCAAACCACGTTAGGAATTGGAGGTTGTCCAATCTGTTACATCCGCCATTAGCGCGCGGATCAATGTGGTCTATCGTCGGTCTTTTCCATTTGCATTGTTCTGAGTGTAACCACCTTTCATATATGCAGTTGAACTGAGCATCGTTATAAAACTTAAAAACATAAGCTTTATAATCATCAGTTGTCATGTCAAACCTGCCGCCCCTGCACGTTATGGAACGATTGAGAAATTTAAGCTTTTCAATATCTTCAAACGACAAAAGCCATTCCGCAGAAACATCAAAGCGAAGGTGGCTGGCCATATTCTTGTAAAGGGACAACTTCGGCATCTTCTTTCCTTTTGCCCAGCTAGTCCTACATTTGCTTGCCGCGCCTATTTTGGCACGATGCTGATCCGAAAACGGCGCAAGCTTTCCCTTGACGATTGCTATTCCGTTTTGTTCAAGAACTCTCTTCACTCTATGGTGGTCAGTACTGCACGTTCGGGCCACGCTTCGCAATGTGGTAACATAGGGGACATAAGTAGACAAAATCATTTTATCGATGGTTTTCGCGCCGTCATATGTGCGCAGGTTATCATTGGGCGGATCAGTTAGTACCATATCAACACTACCATCAGGAATGTTTTTCATGATTTCAAGGCAATCACCTTGCATCAAGTTTATCATATTATTACTCCTTTTAGAAAACATAACACAAGAAATAATATTTGTAAACATGCATTTTATGTCTTGACAAATATAAAAATCCTGGTATAATAAATGTTAATGGGATGAAGATAAAGTAACCTAGTGATTTTTATAAATTTAACAATAAAATTCTATATATTTAAAATCAGCTTCCAAAAACCTACAAATGTAAAAGGCTGCAAAATATCACAGCCTTTAATTTTCATATACATATTTATACTAATTTCAGTAAACATTTCCTGTCTTGTGTATGCCCACAGTGACTTTGACTTCTTCGCCCAAAATAAAATATCTATCTGATGCAGTTCGCAAGTTACTACTAAATGCTCTTACCAGCATGTCGTCGCCTTCAATCAACATTACATTTCTACCATCTGATGTGCTATGGACACAAACATATGTTGTTGATTTTTCTGCTTGTTTGATAATAGGCCCGTTGTTTTTTTGACAACCCGATTCTATACAATCTGCATAATCCCATGCTTCTTTTCCACAAGAACACCCCCTATCATGACTCATTATATTTTGTGCTCTCTTTTAAAGTTTTCATTCTACGATTTGAGCAGTCTTGTAAAAACAAATCTACATTTTTGCTTCGCTTACCTACACGGTAACAAAACTGACCACCAAAGTAAACGAGAAATTCGCTTGTGTAATTACATTCAAGTATAATTGTATATGCATCTGTCATACTTGAACCACCCATACCACCATGTCCTAATGCGGTAGATGGCCAAGATTCTGCAAACATGGCAAAAACACAAAAATCACGAGTTGTTGGACGCCTTGCAAATTTTACTCTTTGTTCTTTAGCCAAAATTCTAGCTTCCGGTGTTTTTGCATTTAGCATAGCTTCATGATCATATGAGGCATATTCAATATCACTAAAACCTTGATACTGTGCGTGTGCCATACATTCATGTAGATCACGAATAGGATTTTCAACGTAATTCATTTTGTTTCCTCTGCATTAATTACAATTCTACCATGGGTAAGGGTAGTTGTGACACCGTTATGGTCTTCTGTCCAAGTTTTATTCCATGGCCCGCGAATAGTAAAACACCAAGATGTCTTATCAGCTATGACTCTATGATTTCTTTCGCGCCGAGTGATCTTAGGAATAAAACTGCGTTCATATGGCATATACTCTGGATTACCATTATATAATTTTTCTTCGTACATGTCACCTGAAATGAACCATGTGAATGCATTAAAAGCGTGGGTGTGATGTGCTTCGCGGCAACCTTTATTAAATTTCAATAATGCAACACTACATAGTGATTTAATCTCGAATAAAAAATATGCATCAACTGGCGATTCTGGACCACCATCTTTTGTCTTAGTTAAAAATTTCATGTTTTCCCCTTATTAAGGTTTATATTGGCTACTAACTCATTACCGTCTATTGGCTCGCCTCTAGCCTCAAAGAATATTGCCACGGCTAGGCATAAGATTTTACCTGTCATATTTATGGCGAATCTTTTGGGTTCTTGGCAGGGCTTACCTGAATAATTTGTAGGATAAGGTTTAGGTGTCTCTCAGCCCAAGATAAAGTGTCGTCTTTATCCATGCTGGAAACCCAAATACGACCTGCCTCAGTGTCCCAACGGGACCACTTTTCAATGGCGTGTGTTTGGCAACCTACCTGTAGTGTGTCATGAGTATAGCCTACTTGCCACTTATCAATCTGCATAGTCTTTAGGTAAACCATATCCCCGTAAGCTCGTAGATCGGCACACTCAAGATCGGCACCAATAAGATCAGCACCACGAAGACTTGCATCACGAAGATCAGCATCACGAAGATCAGCATCACGAAGATTGGCACCAATAAGATCAGCACCACGAAGACTTGCATCACGAAGATCAGCATCACGAAGATCAGCATCACGAAGATTGGCACCAAGAAGATTGGCACCACGAAGATTGGCACCACTAAGATTGGCGTTTGGACCGATTGCGTAACCATTAACGATATTCATTGTATATACCCTTTGCTTTGTTTCAATTCTTTATCTCACAATTCTCTATGTGAGTCAATCGCTAAATTCATTTTGCTAAATTTTCTTTTTGTAGATGAATTAATTGTTTCCAAGTATCACGCCAATCAACAACCTGATAACTATTTTTTATTATTTTTGCAAGTGGTTCATCATTTCCACCCTGTTCCATCTTGTCACCAAAAAAATAAAGATTGTCATACTTCATATCAAAGTCTACAATTATTTGACCTTTATCCCAACCAGTAGGATGAATATCAATACCAGTATCACCACCTACTGTAGCGGTTATAAACTCAAATTTTTCGTTGATGGCGGCAGCAATGTTTTTACGTTCTTTATGGGCAGTATCCCATTTAACGTAAATTTCTCTGTCAGATATAGAAGCACCGCGACCAACAATACTAAAATTAATCATGCCAGTTCTTTGTTCTATATGGTGCCCTTGCCTAATAGGAAATTTGCTTTCAGCAAGCCAATAATTTAAAGTATGAAAAATTTCTTTAGGAGCTTTCCATATTTTTTCGCGTACCAATAAATCATTGTATCTTACTTCGTTTCCTGCACAATTATATACATAGATTGGCAAACGTAGCAAGTATTCACCTAATTGCTCTTGTGTTTTTGTATAATCGCTACCAGTCACAATATAGACTTTGTTATCGATGCAAAATTTCACAAAAAAATCTTTAAAATTGTCATCTATAGATTTGCGGCTTGGTGTTAGTGTCCCATCTACGTCAAAAATAAACTTATTCGTTTTGACCATTTACCATTTCCAAATACGAATAGAACAATGCTATGACAGCATTGTTCTCTACTAATTCACTATGGCGTTCGCCATTACGAAACCAAAAAGTTGGTCTATCGTTATTCATTGGGTCATACTCTATTGACCATTTGTCATCAATTTTTAGAATTTTCATTGCACTATTCCCTAATGTAGCATTCACGCATAAAATCAGATATCACCTTGTGATTTTTTCAATGTAACCTGCCCCAATATTTTCAGAATCAAAAGAGTTGAAGAAATCTACAAAATTATAAACTTCTTTGGTTATCATAAAACGATGGGGTATTGAAGAAAGACCAATTTGTCCGCATACAGGGGGGTCAACCATAAGATGTAGAACGCCGTTATACACACCTGCCGAAAAACTATGTCTTGGATATCTTTTCTTCCAAATTTCAAGCTGCTTGATAATAATTTTAGTCAAGCCTGTATTAACTTTGTTGCGCAAATTTTCAATGCCAATTTCAACGTCATCTTGTAATTTTAGTTGTGCTGCACTTAAAGCATGATACTGATTTTTTGGCATCATTAATCCTTTCAAGTAGTAATATATTGTGATACTATGCCTATGTCGGCTTTGAGCCGTACTTGATTATATATCATATTTTCATGCCTTGTATTTCAGAAGGTATTGGTGTTGCATTGTATAATACTCCGTTTATTTCAAGTTTTACAATACACAGTAATCGTGTTCATGTCAACCAAAAAGATATACACCAGAAGCAGCCCACATAGCAAGCAGGAGACTTACTTTCCAGAAGCAAAATTCACTTGCCCGTATGTCATTTTTTTTGAAAAAATACCTGTCGGCAATACTGACAAAAATAACCAAAAGAATTGACAAGGTCGAAAGAGCAAACACAGAAGAGGCTAAGATAATACTGAACATTTATTTTGTTCCTTCATTAGATCGTTTCAATTCATTTTTTAGAGTGGCAACAAGCGCAGGCACCAACTGCATGTTGATGCATAATAGCAGATCGGATTCCAGATTATCAAAAGGTCCGTCCCATACTTCCAGACACCCAGATTTGTTTCTTGTGTTAAATCTCATGATATCCCTTATCGTAATATGTTGCACGCTCGTATGACGAAAGGTCATTTAGCGAAAGATAATCGGACTCTGTAAAGCCTTCAATGTCAACGCCTTCACCAAACCCAACGAGGTTGTTCTCACTGTCGAAGCAGGAATACCCATAACTGTCATATCCGTTTTCATACGTTATCAATACAACTACACGAGTCATAAGTCAATAACAATATCACTTTTCTAATATTATTTTTGACAAATCCCAAAGTGTTGCCTTGTAGTCGTCTAGTTCCACTGATACCATTGTAACAATCTTATCTGGGGAAGTTTTTGACCATCCCCGCATCACACGATATTCAATATTTACTTTTGAAACTGTACCGGATATTCGCTTTGGTGTGTTTTCTTCTGGAAGCTGAAGATGCTTTGGGTATACAGAAGGCATATCTAACCAATAGTATACCTGATCACCAACTCTTGGTATGATGTTAGAATATACTGTAACTGACACATCATCATCTTTAGAATCATACAGGTGTATACTTGTAGTTTCATTCATCAGTAAATCCTATCTGAATTAATTTGTCTCTTTACAAATTCTTGATATTGTGAAGGGTGCATATATATCGTTTTGCCTTCTATTATAAAAATTGATGGCATTTCAGTAAATTGTGGTCCAAGTTTTTTGTCAATTTTTTATAAAGTCTGGACGATCTTTTTTTATTTGGCCAGTTTTCTTTACGTTCTATTGCTGCTTCTGTTATGACAATATCTAGACCCAAATATCTCATTCTTTTTCCTTTAATTTTTGGTCATTACAAACCAAAACAGACCTAATTTTTTCCACGATCCAATCATAAACTGGGTCATCTGGATCTTCCTTATATTCTGGGGCATTTAGTCCATACCCATCAAGAATATACTCTAACGCATTTTTATAAATGTCTTCCCGCGCTTTAGATTCGGTTTCAATGGCATTTCGAAACCAAGTCTCTAGAAAATCCCTATCATATGATACCCTTGGGCCAGCTTCATATCCTGCTGGATAATCTACTTCTGCTTCGCACATTGTTTCTTCAACACATTGCATAAGGACTGTAATAATTTTTGTGTGTTCTTTTTCCATATCAGTTTTCCTCTAATGCTTTAATAGTAAGATCCATAAGTTCGTAACCATAATTTAGCCCACTATCTGCAGGCTCGTGTCCACAATCCATTGCACTTCCATGATTGATCATATCATTACCACAACAACAAACACCCGTTGCCATTGAAGTGTTTTCATATTCAATTTTCCACATATACAAAACATTTTTGAGTAAATCTTCTTTTTCTTTCAAAATTGAGATTTCTTTTCTCATGCTGTTATTTGTATCTTGTAACAATTCTGATAGATTTTTATAATGATTCATCAATGTCATCTGTACTCTCCATGATTTCCATTTGTAATATTTTTTGATAATCTAAAGCAGATTGCATATCTTCAAATGTAGCTTTTCTTCTAAGACCACACACCTTACATTCACCTTCTGTGTATTTTATTGGTCTTGTGAATGTTGGGTGCCAATCATGCGCAGAGCCATTCAAACAATCGGCTTTTTCTGGTTCATAGTGTATGGTAATACTGGTTCGATATATGAAAATCATACCACACGACTCACATTCATAGTCGTGTATTTCATCTTCTTCACAATTTACATTATCAACATCACAAACATATTCACAATATGGGCATTCCATACTATTTACTTTCTACATTGTTCTTTCGGAAATCGCAGTATAATTCCCAAACAGTTAGAAGAATTCCAAGAAATACACCAAAGAAAATGCCAATGATAAGAGGAAAAGACATTCCGATAATAATCACATTTAACATAACGTATGCCATCATAGAAGCAAACACAAAGTCATACCATTTCATAATCAACCTCACTTAATAATTGTGCGACACGAACCAAATTATTAGCCCATGTTCCTTTTATATTAACATAGTATAACGTATCTGTGTTGTCAAGAACTTTTTCGGTATTGAAATCAAATAAAATTTCGTCTTCCATCAACAGTTTTAAAAAATTACGAATTTGTACCTCATCACGGAAATAAAATTCTAGTTCCCAGTTGCATACACTTGCTCTATCTAAATTTTTATCTCTGACAGTCAACTTATTTCTCCTTTATTTTCTATCAAACTTCAATTTTTCGATGTATTTATCAGCTTCATCTTTCGTAAGAAACCAATTATGTAGATATGAATCATCTTCTTCTGGCCAAACTTGACCATCTGGATATTTAAAATGATATGAATTTAGGTGATCTTCGTCAAATCTTATAGTTCCTTTTTTTGAAAACCAAGCCATTCCGCAATATTCTGTAACTACAATCTCATATTCCCAATTATCTCTGTCATATCTATACCATTCAATGCCATCTACATCTACCATCGTAAACTTCACTTTTTTAAATGAATTATTGATTTCTTTGACATTGTATACTTTATCGCCAAGAACCATGCTTTCGAAATTTACCATAATATCCCTCTTTTAGTTAATTTATAGGTGTTAAATCGTCTGGTTATACTTTTTTTGTAATTCCAAGAAATGCTCGTACTCTGCACGCTTTTTTTCTTGATCATAGGCATCTTTACGGTGTTTTTTTTCTTCAGCCGCAGACTTTTTTCTTTCTTCGTAATTTGCCAAATACGATGTTGGTTCGGCAAAATTTAAAAAACTTAAAGCATATTCTTTTTCCGTGCTTTCTTCTTTACTATATCTATATCTCGTATAGAATATACTGTGAACAGTGATATAGTCTTCATCGAATTCAAACCTGTCATATGTATAAATATTATGATACTTCTCGTCGCTGTATTTTTCATCAATTTTTTCAATACTTTTAATGATGTATTCTGCCTGCTGGGCAATTTTAAAGTATTGTTCTTGGAAATTTTTAATTTCGTTTACGTTCATTTCTCCAAACTCCATTGTGAATTGTCACGCATTTCTTCATAAGCAGCAGCTTTTTCTTGGTAGTAAACTATCAAAGTTGCATTCATTGTAATCTCTTCCTTGGTTAAGCTACCTTCGCCGTTCGTTGCCATTAACATAAGTGCTTTCAGATGGCAGCTGGTAATTGCATCTTGAAACAGATACCCTACCATAAGGGGGTCTTTGTACTTGATAGTAACAAAGCTTTGTTCTTGGGCGCAATGGCTGTTTGCTTTTTGTTTGGCTTCTTCTAATGTGAACCCATGACCCAGATAAAGATCATCGAAATCTACCAGAAATCCATCATCAAACTTAATTAGAGTATAGGCACCACTGGAATAATGTGCTCCGTCATTTTCTTCCCATACTAGTTCTTTGAACTTGTTTTCGGACATTTCTCTACCTTTTTTTCTATCAGAGTACTTATGGTTATGTATAAACTACAGAGTTGTATTTGTCAACAACGTTTATACATTAGTGTCAGGTTTCCAGAGTTTAGCGTATTTCAAAACATTGGGCAATTGAGTGCCGTCTGGATATGGACAAACGATTGCGCAACTTTTTTGCGCACCCAGTGTAGTATTTTCATGACCCAGATACACATCAGGTAGTGCAGCAATCTTATCAAATTCTTTTTGGTTTACCCGAACAGTAACTTTCTTGAATGAGTTTTCGAGCCAATCAATATACTGAGGATACAAATATATACCCAAATTAGGTATACCATCTAGTTTTTTGGAAAAACTAAATTTGATATGGGCACCCAATACAGAATGAGCTACCAAAGTCGGAGTCATGAAGTCTGGCACCTGATCCAATACCGCAATATACATTTTAGTCATAATATCATCCTTAGTCTATATAGATGGTGTATCCGCGCGATGCTGCTTCGTAATCTACTCGCACCTCGGAACCGTCGTCTTGAATCTTATATAACTGCACCGCATGATCGCTTTCTAATAGATCTGACATCTCGCTCTTGATATTTTCCAAGTTATCTGATACATATGGCCTAATAGATGCACCGCCGCCGCCATATCCTTGTGCTTTAATTCTATACATTATTTTTCCTTATCTACTAAGTTATATAGTCCCATGTCATTAATAGTTTACTCATTTTACACTTCAACCTCTCTATATTGAATTTCAAGCACAGCATAGCGGGTATTTTCTATGTTTGGTATCCATCTACTAAAGACATGACCTGACTGTTTTCCGTGGTTCGGCAAGTCATCCTTTGCTTCTTCATACGTTGGCCAACTATCAAGCACGGTTCGATCTTTTGTAGACATTCCATATTGGTCTACATGTTGGATTACCACTTGCCATTCACATCGTAGAGTCTTGATATTAAAGGGTTTCATATTTGGTTTTGTATTCCCGACATATACAGTAATCATTTGAACCTCTTTGTTTACAGTTTCTTATACAAGATATCTATACCCATGTCAATCACTTATTGTCTTTTATTAATATCATTATGCGGTAGGACTGAAATTGGACATTATTCTTTTGTCGCTATGAAGCGATTCCACAGATATGCAGTAATACGCGGCAAGAAAAATATCGTTATTATGGAAAAAAATACAGTAATAATAATAACAAAAACTGCTATATCATAAAAAAATGTAAAAATAAGTAAGAGCACAAATAGTAATATAATTAAGCAGAATGCTGCATCTTCAATGTTGATATGTGGTATTTTCATTTGATTCACTTTTTATGATATATATAACAATCACTTATTATCTTTTATTAAAACCAATGACTGCTCTTGCGTTTCTTTGTTAGGTTTGGTCATCTAAGATTAGAAAATTGTACCTTGGGTTTTGGCATCGATAAGATCAGCACCTTTAAGATTTGCATCACGAAGATTTGCATCACGAAGATTTGCATCACGAAGATTTGCACCAAGAAGATTTGCACCACGAAGATTTGCACCTTCGAGATCAGCACCACGAAGATAGGAATAGCGAAGATCGGCATCACTAAGATCGGCATCACTAAGATCGGCATCACTAAGATTGGCATCACTAAGATTTGCACCACGAAGATTGGCACCACGAAGATTGGCGTTTGGACCGATTGTGTAACCATTAACAATATTCATTGTGTTTCTCCTCTATGTTTATTTTTACTGTTTTAATATAAGAAAAATTTGTAAGTTTGTCAAGTGTTATTTTAGTAAGCCTTCAACAAGAAGCCTCAAATGCTTTATTACGGATGCCAGTCCATTCAAACCACGCAGACGCTTCAGTAATCTCCAAATTAAGTGTAGAGTTCTGAACGAACTGCTTGGCATCAAACTCCATTAGGAATACACCAACAACAGTATTAAAGTCTGTTTGGTGGTTCTTAGGGATATAGGCTACATACAGCATGGTTTATCTCCTTTGATTTGATTTATTCACAAGTATTTGTTTGGAAGTCATCTCTGACCACATCAACTTAGTCCTTGATGTTATTTTTAATCACTTATTATCTTTTAGTAAAGCCAATGCGGCAGCCGATTCAATATTCAACTTTTTGAGATCTGATCTTATATAGGCAAGTTCGGTTTCGCTATACATACTGGTTCCGTATATAGAATTTAGATATTCTTTTTGGCTGGAACGGGACTTTCGAATATACTTTTCAGTATATTCTTTTGCTTCTTCTGGCGAAAAGTGCTTCAAATAATATAACATAATAAGGGTTTCAATGCTCGGTTCGTCAGTACCCGCACCTATATTTGGTTGGTATTTGAAAATATCATTCATATCATATACCCTTCTGTTTCGTATTATTAATGTCTATCTTTTGATAATGTTTGGTCCTATATTTTCACCTAACATTTTAACCGTTTTTTTACAAGTAGTAGTAACAGAAAGCATCTTTGGAATATATGGGCAGAAGTATCCACCGCTGTTGTCTTCAAAAATTCCCCACCGCGCGCGGAAAGTCTCACAATCACAAAGCGATATATTATTGGTCACGACATATCCAGTGTTTAATAAAGTTTTCCATATAGCAGCGAATATTTTCAGCACCTATTGGGTTCATTGAATGTATAGAATACACAAAGTTTTCGGGAAAGTCAAGATCATTATCCATGATATATTGACAAAGCCATCTTGCAAAAGTATACCCAGTATTTTCCCCATCATCGGTAGTATAATGAATGTCTGCTAAATCATGATCAAAACTAATCTTTGTTGGCAACCCATACTGTGTTACACACCATACGGCATCGTCCATAGTACGACAAATAATTAAATCTTTGTATGCACCTAAATCATAGGGAACATCTTCGGGAAATCTCAAATCATCAAGAAATAGTGTCCATTGCATAAAATATACCCTTATAATTATTGTAAAGCTGAAATTATTGGAACAGAAAGTATTAAAACTACAAAGAAAGTAATTGATACCATTTTATCGGCTCGTTTCTGTCCTATCCAATATGACAACATCTGGATAGGAACGCAAGCAAATAGCGCAAAAATCAATGAAAAAAGTACAACTACCATATTTTTACCTACCTATAATTCATTTGACACTTGTGCTTATAGCAATCAAATCGCTTGCTTCATATAGATGAATATCATAGCTGCAACCGTAATGCAACTTATATTTGACACGAACTTTTTTTGGCGTAAATGAAATTATCTGGCCTTGTACAAGTTCTCTGTAGTTTGGTCGTATAGCAGCAACAATGTCGCCTTCTTTTAATGTGACGCCTACAAAATCTTTAAACATAATTCATCATCTTGGAATTCCTTTTAATTTCCAATCACCGTAGTAATTAAGCTTTGTTCTGCACTGCTTAGTATTGATTGTTCCCATCGTTGACAATTTGTTTCTTCGAATGCATTGGGCATAGACCGATCTCTCGGACACCAATACCAGTTAATTGGCAACAGTGCGATAATTTCAGCATCAAGACTGCATTCACCATACGCAGTTTCTTCATCTATGTATTCGGGAAGATAGTTTTTACAAGAAACGCAAGTTGCCATTTTTTATTCCTATTTTTACAAATTTATAATATTACATCAACAAACGAATGTCAAGTGGTAAATAATTACCACCCGTTACTTCCTCGCTTGCCGCTTTCAATTTCTTCATCGGTAAAGCAACCACCTGATCTATCTGGATTTATTTTCCAATTCAAATCCATATTTGCTTTACGAAGCCTAGTAATTTCACCAACTGCACGACTCATAATAATATAAATTTCACTAATATCAAACGTACCTGAATCTGCTTCGTCGTCATCGATAGTAGCCACAAAGTCAGAAAGTGATTGGAGTATATCAGTCATCGCGCTGTCCCTTCAAATTCAATAGAAAATCGTGTGGCAATACTTTGTGCAAGCGCATTTGCTTCCTCTCTTTCATGTTCATTAAATTCTTTAATCCAGCAATACAGATTATTAACTACTAATATAACATCAATAACCTTGCGGTCTAAATCTGTGGCAGTTTTAACATACATTTTAATCATATTCAATATCTTTCTCACAAAAAATAACAGTTTCTGAACCCAATATAGTGTTTATGTGGTTATCAACA